TTAATCAAGATTTTTCGAACTAATCCCAGGTATCCGTTCACTTTGTTCTTTGTAATGTAACGTGACTTTACACTTTAGAAGTCTCGATATGGTATCTTCAAGGGCTTTGATACGTTTGGCGTTTTCTTCGGGTGTAATATCCGGTTTCACAACCTCAACAATAATTGGCATCAATATCACTCCTCTCTTCCAGTCATAAAATACTATTTAGAAGCCCTAATTATATGAATTTCCTCGCAAATCCTGAAGATTATTTTCTTTTCCAGGTAAAAAGGAACCCCCGGCCTTAACCGAGGGGTTCTGCTTCCTTACATCTTGTATAGTTTCCATAAAGTATTAGCCGGATAAAACCTCAGCTCGTAACGCTTCTCGATACCGTCCACGGTTGACACACAGGTAAACCGCACCACTTCCCTGCCCAGGGACTTTTCCCGGGCTTGGTCCAGGACATGGTTGACTTTTATCACGCAGGTATCGTCACCATCTATCATTCTAAACCTTAGAGGTGTAATCTCGCCGGCCGTAGTGTGGTAAGAAATCATTTCAATAGGTTTGTTTATTACCTTCATTGCCATCACCAAAAGGCATTATAATTCGAACATACGTTCTTGTATGCTATTCTAAATTAAAAACACGTAAATTACGTAAAATTTTAACTACAGGTATTGACAAATACGTATTATACGTATATAATTATAAATGTAAGGAGGGGTTGCCGATGACACCAAAACAAATGATTAAGCTAATGAAAGAAAATGGCTGGGTGATAAAAAGAGTAAAAGGCAGCCACTATATAATGGAAAAGGACGGTGAAATTGAAATAGTACCATTCCACAACAAAGAATTAAAAAAAGGACTAGAACAATCGATACTTAAGAGGCTGGGGCTAAAATAAGCCCCTTGGGCCCATATAATAAAATTATAATATAAAAAGAGAAGGTGATTTTTGTGAAAAGACATTATGTATATCCAGCTATATTCCATCCTGAAGATATTGGATACTCTGTATTTTTTCCTGATTTAAAAGGCTGTCAGAGCCAAGGTGATTCTTTGGAGGAGGCTTCACTCATGGCTCAAGAAGCATTAGGTGCATATATTGAGTGCTTAATTGATGATGGGAAAACCATACCAGTACCATCTTCTCCACAATCACTTTCTGTCTCTGGTAACGATTTTATTGCCATGATTAGTGTAGATATCTTTGTATATAAAGATAAGGTTGCCGGCAAGGCAGTTAAAAAAACATTAACTATTCCAGCATGGCTTAATGAGGAAGCTGAAAAGAAACATATTAACTTTTCATCGGTTCTTAAGGAAGCCCTTATAGAAAGAATTAGTGAATAAAAAAGCCCCCGGCGTTAACCGGGGGTTTTACTTTACGCAGCTTTATATTTTTCCATCTGCTTCTTACCCATGCTGTAGATCCCGCCGGCGGCAGCACCCAGAATAAAGCCATCCCTTAGAGCAGTCAAAAGCTCTCCGCCGAAGATAAGGGCATTCAGTACGTTTAGAAGGGCAGCTGTGACAAAAACAAGCAGAGGTATGTATAGCTTTCCTCTCTTTGTCTTAAAAGGTTCATAAGTCTTGAATATGTTCACTATCACCATAGTCAGGCCGACAATTATAAAGCTATCCAGCATGGCTCATTCTCCTTTCACCATTTATTTATGATATTTTTGACTTTCTGCATCTCACCTTTGAGTTGTGTGATTTCTGCCTGCAATTCTCGCGGATCCTGCAGGCTCAGGATCTGCAGAATTATTGGCAGGAATTTCTCAGCTGCACTTCTGGTAAGAGGCCCTGGCTTATTATCTATCTCGCCAGCATAAAACCCGACATACTTTGCCGCCCTTTGGAATATAACAACGTCAGTATCTATGTACTCTATCCCAGGATATTTCAACCAGTGGGTCCAGGCTCTATCTTTCAGCTTGGTCTTAACCACGCCATACTTGGTTCCCCGGGCCTCGATTACCTCGCCGTTCCCGATATATACGCCGATATGTCCGGGATACCTGACGCATATCCCTGGGATCTCCGGTATAGTGCTGATATCTCCCTTTTCGGTTGCCTTGCTGAATGCTCCGTCTGCACTCATCCAGGTGCCTTCATACTTGTCATACTTGATGTCATAGACGACATCATTTTTCTGATTGTCCCACCATAGGTAAGACTTGATGAGGTTCACACAGTCAACGGTCCTTTTGCCCATGTAGTTTGCCTTGATGTAATCCAGGTACTTGTTGATGTTATCGGGATACTGTTGCTGTTTTTGTTTGAGGATACTTTCAGTGAGAATCTGCCCGATAGTCCCGTATACATAGCCCCATTTTTCGGTCAGGGCTTTCTTTGCATGTTCAACAAGCTCCAAATTCGTGAACATCAGCCGATCACCCCTTTTGTGAGAGATCCCCAAGTCTGTGGGCCGCACTTTCCGTCAACCTTAAGCCCATTTTTCTTTTGGTAATCCTTAACCGCCTGCTCGGTTTTTGGGCCATATTTGCCGTCCGGATCCATGGGAATGCCCTTGTAAGTCAGGAGCCGTTGCATTAGGTTGACATATACGCCTTTTGCGTTCCGTTTCAAATTCGGGAGCTCTGAAAGTGTATACTTGTTGTAGCCCACGAGAATGCGGCCATGATATCGTCCGTCCCACACTTTGCCAATCTGTGTATCATATACGAAGGCCACACTTGACCCTCCACCATCCGCGTTGATGGCATCCTTCAAACCGATCTGCCGGCACACTTCGCGCTGTTCTGCTGCCGTCAAGCCTTTTTGATTGATTCTCCTGCCCTCAGAAATGAGCACATAGATATTTCCCTTGGCGTCTTGTCCAATCATGGTGCGTGGGTTTGCCCCAGTAATGGATCTCAGCCCGGACTCACCGAGAGTATCATATTTGCCATTCCTCAAGAGCATATATGCGGCAGGAACTTCCCACAGCTTTGAAGTAGGGATTTCCGGCTCAAAATGTAACCTTGAGCCGTCATATGCCATGTTTACAAAGCAGTCGCCCCGGCCGGTCCCCATTTCCTCAGATTTTTGATCGCCCATGTTGAAGAACGATAAATTGCAACGAAGGGCTGTTACTTCATTGGGTTTCGGGTTCCCGAACATATACCTGATATCCTCGCGCTTGCCCACTATGCCCAGGGTGGTGTCAAGCCGAATCTCGGGCCCGAACTTGATGATATGTATGTCTGTGTTGTAAAGACGGATTTTTGTGATTTCCATGATATCACCCTCACTTAATCAAAATAGCAAGTAATGACCCGACAAGACCGGTTGCAACAGCAGAAATTATAGCGGTTACGATCAGATCCCACCGTTTACCAGGCTTTTCTTTGAGGTCCTTTATATCGCTCTTAACCTCATTGATGTCCTCTTTGATGTCAACCTTAAAGTTCTGCAAATCTTCCTTCTGGCTTTTTGTCTGCTCGGCCAATTTTTGAATGTTCGTATTCATCTCTAACAGAATTTCCTGGTTTTCTTCGAGCTTATCTATACGTTTGTGTGCTGATTTTGCCGATTGCTCTACAGCTACCAGCCGTTCAAGAATATTGTTTTCATTCATACCTGCACCTACCTTCGTATAAAATTAAAAGGACCCGGTGATTTCCGGATCCTTTTTGGGTCACATTAGTATCCTTATGCGTCATTAAGCCTATCCTCAACTTCTGCTCTGTAATCTGGGTCTTTTATTTCTTCTGCTGTAATAACACCAACCTTAATCAATCTGATAAGGTCATTAATAATATTCTTATCCATATTAATCCACCAGCCCTTTCGCTTTATAAAATAAATAGTTTATTTTATCCTCCATAGTTGGAGTTGGCTCTGTCGGCTCTGGCGTAATATTTTCGGAAGGCTTTACATACCTTATTACCGCTCCATTTTTAAAAGTTTTTTCTATATAAATAATGCCATTAATGATAACCTCTTTTTCATTAATAATATCCATAAAATCAGTCCTCCAAAGCTACTATTACTTTTACGTTTCCGTTTTCCACAGGATATTTATTTATTATTAATAGACGTTCTTTAAAAGTGTAAGTTGGAGTAGGAGCACTATAACCTGAGCTTGTATTAAATAATTCTCTAACTGGCATATCTTCGGGACTTCCAGATGGAGAAGATAATGTTTTATTTGCAATATAAACACCATCTACATACACATCTAGTCTGGTTGAGGTACTAGACGGAATTATTAAATATATTTTGCCACTACCCATAATATCAACAAGCGTTTTTCCATTAACATTAGTAGGAACGACTAATTGTTGAAAAGTATACTGTTTCACTTTTTTTGTTGCTAACGAATAAGAGATAGCCGCTTGAGCATATGAACTACTTCCATTTGATCTAAATTCTAATTTAAAAGAATTTTTAAAAGGAATAGCATAAGGCATGTTATTATTATTTATAGTTCCTCCATCAAACAATATTTTACGTAACTCAGTATAATTTATATTACTTAAATTGGTATAAAATTCAGGTCCTGTAACACCATCTATTGTTACTCGAAAATATACATTATTTGAATTACCAGAAACTCGACAAGCCAAAGCATGAACAATACCGCCATACGGATTTTCTATTTTAAAAGCTTCTTGCCATTCTTTTGAAGAACTTGTTGCCATAATTGCAGGTTGCAATTCCATGTTTTTTGTGTCAAAAGGACTTTCTAATTTGTCCCCTCTAGGGACTAAGGTAAAAAAATCCTCCGATTCAATAACCTCCACAAACCCCTTATCAAGTTCGGTTATTGGTTCGTTTGTAATATCTACAAGCGGTTTCTCAGTAGCTCCGTCATCAAGACTGACGGTTATTTCGCCGCCTGTTACACCTTCGGCAAGTTCAAACTTAACTACTCTTGAATTGCTTTCATGAGTAACTCTAATTTGCGTCCCGACAATAGTTGCCAGCGGGTAATCATAATCGCTCCATAACTTCGTATTTTCTGCCTTATGTGTATCAACCTCTTCCTGCAGAGCCGCAAGATCTATATCCAGTGCATACTGATTATGCGGATCTGGATCCTCCTCATGGGCAGCCACCGCGGCGGCAGCTGCTGCCTCTGCCTTGGCCTGGGCGCCGGCAGGGGTTTCTGCGTCTACATCAGCAGCTGTCAGTTCTACATCTCCCACTTTCCCATTTACGGAAGTGACGGGCACCTCTATGCTGTCGACTTTATCATTTACCTTTTTCAACTCTGTGTCTATAGTGTCCATATTGTCATTCTGGTCCTGGACATTATAGTTCTCATTAGGCAGAGGCTTTTTAAGGTTATAGTTTTCTGTGTAGTTCGGCATCAGTTCATCTCTCCTTCCCTGAGTGTTTGATGGGTATAGGCGCTTAGCTGCTCATGGGTATAAGCAGTGAGCTCTCCATATGTTCGGTAGGTGTACTCAAAGGTATAAGCCAGATGAGCTGGCTTGATTTCATCGATCGTGAGGATCAGATCTGCCATATTCGCTGGGATCCCCATCGTGCCAACAAACTTGATAATGAATCTGTAATTAGCAGGATCCTCGATTACTTCAACCTCACCGTTGCTATAGGACCGAGCCACTGCTTTCAGCATCTCTTTTGTTACTGTTCCCACGCCTCTGATTTTTGCCCTGATGCGTTCGCGCCTGAATTCATTTGATTTTGCTACATCGACTTGGAGACCATGTATTCTTTCATAACGGGATAAAAGAGCTGTAGCTGTATTAACAAAACACTGGTCAATGGTTTCGTTCAGATCATTGGCCAGTGCTTCTATTTTGCTTGTGAGGATGGCTTGCAGCTCCTCCATGGTCTGATTAGCCTGATAATAATCCGGCAGAAACTCTATCAGATTCATATCAAGGCACCTCCGTAAGTGCTACGGTCCCAAGTATAGGCATTTCCTCCTCACCTATCATGATGTTTTCATTGCCGCTGTTCACCAACAGATTACTATAGTCAGCAACACCGGGAACCGATAACAATAAGCTGCCTATTTTTGCATAACTGACCGTATAGATTTCAAAGGTTAAGCCTTTAAAATACTCAGCAACCAAAGCTGCAAACTTCGCCTGTACATTCTCCAGTGTGTCACTCCCGTCCAGGTATACATCAGCACTGATGTTGATTACCTTCTCTTGTGGGCTTTCCACTGTTACAGATGCCCCTATCGGGCGAACCGTTTCGATGTGATCATATACAGAGACAGGCAGATCTCTGGATCTATCTCCATGTTCTCATCCACAACCAGCACTTTTATTGTCCCTGGACCGTTCCAGAGAGGAAATACCTTTGCACCTCCACAGCCAGGGACCTCGAGCGCCCATTTCTTGTAATCATAGATATTTCCGCTTGTTGATGTGGAACGTACCTGATTGAAAAATCTCGCCCTGAGGTTATCGTCTGTCTCTTCATCTTCTCCTGACACAATTATGTCGGCCAGAACTGCTGTCACACCAGACACGTTATCAATATTATCAAGCTGGCCGCTGTAGTGGTTTCCTATGCTACCGTATTGCTCACATTCGGCCTTATATTCTGTATCAGATATTTTCTCTGTGATTATATATGTTGTTCCTTCTATCCCCCACCTGGTACCTATGTCCACCGGTCTGGTAGTAACTATCTTTCGTATAGCTTTCGTAGCCGGCTTTCTGGCGATACCGTAATCGGCTACAACTCTGTCCAGGTACTCACCAACTGCAGTATCACCGGATACCAGGTCAATAAAGTGGTTAAGTTGGAAATAGGCTTCGGCTAATTTAAGGGCTACTGGAGCAAGAGCGTCATAAATAACAGAGCCCTCTCGTTTATCTACGTTTGATGGCACTCTGCTTAACATATCATTCAGTATGTTTTCATAAGTCATGTTTTCCCACATCAGATATTCACCTCCTGGGAAACAGTAAGGTCTCCATAGATGCTGTGAACGTCAAAGGTGCATTTTAACACATCGCTGGATCCTTCAAACCTGAAATTATCTACGCTGAATATCCGCTCATCTCGTAGGAGGCACTCCTGAATTCTGCGCTTCAATTCTACTTGCACATATGTTCGGTCTTTACCAATCAGGCTCTCAAGCTCAATGCCATAATTAAAGCTATATATTGGGTATTCGTACCTCTCAGTGTTAAGCACCTTATATATGGCTTGCTTGACAGCTTCCAGCCCATCTATATGGCCCTGGATTTTATCTCCCGTTAGTTTATATGTCCGGCTTGTTTCCAGACCTTCCCTGGAGCTTATTTCAACATTAATCGAAGCATCAGGTATCATTCGGAGATCACCTCCAGGATCAAAAACTGCTGGCCGCCGTGGTTCTGGAGCAACCTCACTTTTTGGCCAGCAATCAGGTTCTTTTTGAGATTGCCCACAATAAGCTCATTCGGTATGGTGAGCTTATCGCTCACATTAATGCCTTCATCTGTCACAGTACCCACCATAAACCTACATAGCTTGGCGTTATTGAGGTAGTTCTGGATTATGGTCTTTATCTCATTGATCACAGCATCACCTCCAGGCTCATGGTATGGACTGGAATAAACTTGTGAGTTACTGACCTGACTATTAGTCTTCTGTTCAGCTTTATATCTTCAATCTGACCGTAAAAACTCGTTCCCGCTCTCACCCTCACATCACCGAGGCAGTTCAGTTCCAAAGTCTGAACTTCCCTGTTGTATAGTTTCAAAAGTGCATCGGCCTTTGCTTTTGCCTGTGAGGGGTTAGTATTCTTATCCAATGCCTCAAAGTACTGCAACAAACCATACTTGACTATGGAATTGCTGTCCTTAGCAATATAGACATCCCGTTTTCCTGTGGTTTCGTTGTCACTCACGATCTTAATCTGGTTGTAGAAATTATCATCAATGGATTTCTCGTATTCATAATCATACACCAGGCTTTCATCGCCAAGCACAAGATCAAGCTGAAGTTCTTCCAGATCCCGGACTGCTATGCTGCCGAACTCATCACGCAAGCAGTACCATTTGCCCGTATTCATCAGGGTATCACTTATGGCAGTATAGATGATATCCAGCCAAGTCTTGTCGTCCTGGACGCTTACCGGTAGTTTGTAGCCAGTGCTGGCGAGGCTCCCAGCCCGCAGTCCGAAATAGTTACACATCTTCCGCACAAGGCTGTCTATGGTATCATTTTTAACAACAATCGTATCCTTTGCCTTGCAATAGCGAAGTTGATCATAAGCGGTGACCTTGATTTCTTTGACCTTGTTCTGTCCGTGCTTAAAGACGTAGCCATAGAAGATGTTGGCATCATTAAACTTGAAGCGCACTACACTCCCGTTTTGGATATTCAGGCCATCATCAATATAAGAGAATTCGAGCTTGCTACATCCGTCATTCAACTTATCTGTATATGATACGGACTTCACAAGCTCGCTGATCTCATATATTTGACCGCTTACTTCTATCAAGAATTCCATCATACCGGAATCACCAACTGTTGGCCGGGAAAGATCAGGTTAGGATTCTTAATCTTGTCCTTGTTGGCATTGACGATTTTTGTATACAAATTCCCATTGCCGTAGTATTTTTTTGCTATGGCCCAGAGGGTATCACCTGGCTGAACAATATGAGTTCCGTTGCTCTTGGGATTTACCGAAGGAGCAGGTTCCTCTTTTTTTGCTACTGCAGTTGGCACGGGTTCATCCGTTATTACAACAATTGTCTTCTTCCCAAACTCCCGGTACTCAAGCAACTGGAAGCTGACATATTTGTCCCCTTCTTCCCCAGCTCTCTCGATAGTCGTCAGTTCCTCGATCAGAACAAGAGTGTTTATGTCATCGCCTATACCGTTGGACGCAATGAATCTTATAGGCTCTTTTGTCTGCCTCCACTGCTCGAATAGCTTCAGGTAGAAGTCAGGATCCCGGAAGTCCCCGGAAGTTTCCACGTAGTGCAGGGGCCTGTGTGGGAATTCAGCTTCAAAGCTGTACTCTTTAAGTTCCATGTGTGTCGGGATTGCTATCTGGCCAAGCTTGAGTATCTCATATTTTTCAATGGCCTGGGCACTGGATGTTTCTATCTCTTCAGGGTTAACCGGAAGCCTATATGTTACATTGTCTTTGTCAAAGAACACAGCATAACTCATCCGTATACCCCCTCTGCGGCCATAGCGATTTCTTCCTGAAGTATCTTCCTGATTCGTCCAGCCACTTTGTTCGCATCAGCTTCCTGATGTACATCACCAAACGATATTTGTATAGTAGGCGCCAGGGTAGCAGTGGTAAACTTGTTGATGTAATCTCTTTCAGCGATGTCACGCAGGTATTTAAGGTCCTCATCTGACATGTCAACTTCCACTTTTCCTCCGTCTATACCGGTTACGGGCATGGCTCCATTAACCATGTATGAATCAAGCCCGGTTTCATATGTTTCTGTAGCGCCAAACAGGTTTCCTATTCTTCCTGCTATATCCTGTACACCTTCAACTGCCCATGAGCCAGCCTTTTTCCCTATGTCATAACCAAAATTAATCGAGTTTGTGATATCTGCCATCTGCAGCTTGGTAAACTCTTTGTAGTTCTCAGGCTTTTCACCTAACCAATCCTGCATTGAGTCTTTCAAATTCTGCAGACCTTGTGCCATACTTGTCCCCAGCACCTTGTCAATTCCTTCAGCAATCGACTGAAGAAGATTCAAGACGTTGGTCGCCAAGTCCACAAAGAGCTTCTTAATGCTGTACACGGGATTAGTAAAGACATTTACAAGGAATTCCGCAAAGCTGATAAAAGGATTTACCATAGCTGCGATCCCATTAATCAAAAGCGCAAAGAGGCCACCAAAGATACCACCGACTACTCCTACCACTTCAATGACCACATCACCAAACTTAAGCATGGCGTAAAGGAGCAGACCTATTGCAGCACCTATCAGCAAAATAGGCCAATTTGCCATTGCCCATGCGGCGGCTTGAGCCAATATAGGCTGGACCATAAGCCATAGTTTTGTGATCAACATAGGTATTTGGGTAATACCCCACAAAGTCAACGCTGCTGTTACTGCAATGAGTATAGGTTCAATCGTAGGCCATAAATAGGAGATTAAATCTCCAATCTCTCTAAGGCTATTAATTATGAAGTTTATGACAAAGGCAATACCATTGAAGCCTTTAGTAAGACCATCCATAAACTTTGAAAACCCTGGACTATTGATTAACGAGCTTATGTTTTGAATAACAGGTAAGAAAGCCTGTAAAGCACCATTTTTGATTTCATTCCATGCATCTCCGAATGTCTGGGGCATATCATTGAACATATCATTTATATTCTTAGCAGAGTCAAACACGGCGTTTTTAATAATATCAGCTGTTATGGCGCCTTCTGCTGCCAACTCTTTTAACTCACCTTTTGGCTTGCCCATATATTTTGCGATAGCGTCAGCTATCATCGGAGCGTTCTCCATGATAGACTGGAATTCGTCACCCTGAAGCCTTCCAGCAGCCATAGCTTGTGATAATTGCAGCATTGCGGATGCCTGTTCAGTCTGGCTTGCTCCGCCAACTTTAAAAGATTTTTGGATAAGTTCAGTGAATACAATAAGCTCATCATTTGAGGTAAATGCATCCTTTGCCAACAAGCCCATTCTGGATATAGCGCTGGCCATGTCGTTATACGCTCCCCTCGAGCGTTTAGCCGCCGCAAAAATTTTATTCTGAAGCTCCGCCTGATTCTGAAGGCCGTCATTAATAAGGTTAAGCCTTGCGGCAGTATTGGTGAATTCATCGATAATTTCTATCCCCTTTTTAACCGCCGCAAGACCAACAAATGATTTAATTAACTTCCCCAACCCGCTGCTTGCAGCACTCGCGCTTGCTCCGGTATTCTTTAGTTTGTCATTAAATTTATCTGTTGCCCCGCTTGCGTTTAAGATTTTACTCGTTGCTTCTTCTGTTTTGCGGTTTATCTTATTGATGGGAGATGAATACCCATCAAAAAGTTTGAACATCGCTCTCAAAGTAGCCATTATCTTCTCCTGCCCCCTCTCCTGCCTTTGCTACGGGCGGCTTTTATTTTGGCAGCTTCCCTTTTTTCATCTTCTATCCGAAGCTGGATGCTGCCATAAACAATTGCCTTCTCCCTATCACTCATTTCTGCCAGGGTAGAAGGCAGTATATGCAGCTTCTGCAGGGCGAAGTGAGCCAGATTAAACTCAGGATCGCCCTGCTTTATGCGTTTTTTACTTCCTCAATCTCCTCGTTGATATCAACATCAAGACCGCTCAAATCCTGAACAGCCTGAGCAAGTTCTGCGAATTCTCCGACATAGAGCATGGCTTTAAGCAATTCTGCTTCTCCCAGCACACCGTAAGCCTTTTGCAGATCCGCATTCTTGAGGTCCGGAAACACTACCGCAGTCGCCGTCAGCTCATGGATATACCCCGTTCTGTCGAATGTTTCGTTACCTTTCTTGTCTCTCCTTGTATATTTTTTTATCAGTTGCTCGTTTTCCTTCTGAGTGATAGGCCTGATCACAAAAGGAACAGGCTTTCCATCTTCCTGAAATCGGTTAGAAATGATTACTTCTTTATTCTCAACCTGAATAGGATTTAGAAAAGCTTTCAACGAACTCATACATTTCCCTCCTAAAATTAACTTAATAAGGGGTAGGGGTGTCACCTACCCCTTATCTGTAATTCTCCGGCAGCTTGAAGCCCTCGAGAACCTCAATATCATCAAATGTGAAGTCAGTATCGAAGGTTATCGGATCATCAGACTGATCGTCCAGTGTCGTTACTGGAATGGTTGCCAGGATCACATTCAACAGCACAACTTCCTGCTTACCAACCGTGGATTGCGGATCTTCGTTCTTTACCTGTATCTTCAGACCTTTGTAATTACCGGTGCGTAGATACTGGATAGCATGGTTCAACATCTGACTGTTCATGAAGTAAATTGTCATAAATCCGGTTCCTGTGGCGCCGACAACCTTATGCTGGGTCATTCTGTGACCAAGCATTCGGCGTTCCTGTACAGTTAAATCTATTTGTGCTGTCAGGTTTGATATTTCAAACAGCTCCCTGTTCTGGCCGTCAATCGTGATGTATGCCTTGCCTTCTTTCGCAGACAGGGTATCAGGAAGTCTGACGTAGTTCTCAGCCACTCTTTATCCCTCCCTTACGACAAGTTCACAGTAATGTAGATTTTCTCAACGCTGTCCACCGGCTGAATGTAGCAGTCAATTACAACTGCGTCGCTATCCGTTCCAGGAGATACTGTCACATCTTCAGGCTGGAAGTTCTGGATCGCATTCAGCCTCTGAAGTTCATTGAAGCACTCAATCAGAGTCGCCCGCAGCAGCGACCGGCCATCAGCGTTGTTATCAACCTTACCGACATAGTTGCTTTCAAAGATGGTCTTTATATCGTTGTTGATGCCATCGATGGTTCTGATCAGCCTGTTCTTGGTAAACTGCTTGCCTTTCTCCGGGGTAATGGTGGTGAGTGAGTTGATGTCGTATACTGCTGTAACGTTCTGGGCGCTGTCCACCTTGAATATGAACTCCCCGTTCTGGACAGCTGCTTCCATCTCAGTCTTGGTCATCCTGGGCACTACGTCCACAGCTCCAATGTATTTACGCCCAGTATTGCTCTGATTGATTCGGGCCCCTGCAGTTATGCCGGCTACCCATGCCGTTGTCTGTGCAGGTGTCAGTTCCGTTCCATCAGCCAGCTTCACGCCCTGTGTGACATTTATTATTGCTTCACTATCCGCGTCATGATTGGCAAGCACCGCTTGGATTTTTACGCCCTCATCCCCACGCATTGCTTCAACCCAGCCCTGGATTGAGGATTTGATTGAAGCATCGTCATCATACGGATAGCAGAGCACATTGAAGTTTTCTGTTTTCAGAGCATCCAGCGCGGCCTCAACGTCCTCATTGGTGTGGCTGGTACCCAGGTTGTACACCAACACTGTCTGGGCACCCTTCAAAGCCTCATTCGCAAGCAGCTTATCCGCAGCAGTAACTCCTGCCGGCCACGCGCTCTGATCCAAGGCCGTTATGCGATATATCTCTCCCTTGGTACCCTTGCTAACTTCCTGCAGAATAACAACAATGCCCCTGTCACCAACGGTAATTGACAACGGGGCATTGGTCAGGAAGTTGATATAGGCGCCAGGGAGGATTTTATTCTGGCTATTCCAAGTTCCACCCATGTCATTATCACTCCTTTATACCTGTATTTGTTGTTTGAGCTTCCATTTTAGGAATCTCATCGCCTGTCTTTATCTCCGAATACCTCACATTAAAGGTAATATGCAGCACGTTATCAACTATGGTTGCCTGCAGATTCTGCGTCCGGAAAGTCTCCACCAGGTCAAAATCCCGCAGCAGGTTCACCTGTACCGCCTGGCAGTCGGATTTGATCTCGTTTTTCCCCTTATCGCTGAAATAGGCCACATCAAAGGAAACGGTGCTGTTGTATTTGTTGGCAAGCCTTTTGCCGTAGCTTTGTTCAATCACGGTTACCAGAAAAGAAGGCGTTTTGAAGTTTTGAGGGATGTCTTCATCGTAGATAGTAGCTTTCGGATACAAATTCAAAATCTTTTGTGCTATAGCCTGCTTAATTTCACTTATCATGTTTCGTGTTCACCCTCTCAACTTCTTTCTCAAATTCCTTAACAAGTTGTTTCTCCACTTTACCAACGGCCTTTTCCAGAATAAACTTACCTGGCACCCACCCGACAGTCTCACCTTTACGGTTAACTATTCTGTGGCCGTAGTTCACATAGCTTGAATAGTCTGCTTTATTGATGAGGGATTTTTCAGCTCCGCTGGCTGTTTTTTTGGTTGGAGTAACTGCCCAGCTTTTCCGCATAAATCCGCCTACTCTGCCGCTACTTGGTGGATATTTACCAACTGGTGTATTCTTTTTGGCATCAGCAAGACCTACACTTACAGCTTTATTCAGCACCCTTTCGTCAATCTCTGAAATATCATCAAGCATTGCTTGAAGCTCTTTCCGGAACTTGTCTATAAAGGCCTTGTTTCTGCAATAGTTGCTGCTCATGCCGTATCCACTCGTTTCACGGAAAACTCCTGGTGAGTACTGTATGAAAAACCTTCGCCCACAGTCAGGATTACCTGCTTGCCGTTTCTCTGTGTGACAACCACCTCATCACCTTCTCGAAGGTCCACATCTGGACCGCAAAACAAGGTATGAGAGGTTACCAGCGTAGGCACGCCGCTCTCTCCTGTATCCACCAGCTGACCTTTGCTATAGTGGCATTTGACGTTTTCGTGGATCTTCTTCTTTTTCTGTTTTGTAAAGCCGCCCTCAACAACCTCAACCCAACGGAATATGTTCATGCGGTCCTTCCACAGCCTTTGCAATACACTCATCTCCGCAACCTCCGGAATCGCATCAAGGCCTGCTTGTCTTTTTCAGACAGACCGTAGATAGTTTCTCTGGAAATCTCGTTGGTGTTGTAGGTTATAGAGGTATCACCCTCTTTTATTGAGGTCACGTCAAATACTGAACTACCTCCGGTCTCAGCCTCATAGTCAATAATGGCTTTGACCTTACGGCGGATAAACGGTTCCAGCTCTTCTGGTGGCTCTTTAAGGTTACAGTAGTTTAGGCACTCCTGAATAACGTCAGTAATAATAAGGTCCTTGCTGTCGTCCTGTATTTTAAGGTTTTCCTTCACCTTTGCAAGCATTTCTTCGATTATCATATTATCACCCCTTTGGGGTTTAGGCAGAGAAGGCCGCTATTCTGCAGCCTTCTCTTTGTCCTCGTTCTGTTGCTTTTTTTCTTTCTTCTTTTGTGATTTTTCCTGTTCTTTCACTTCCTCAAAGCCCAAAGCCATGAGCTTATCCCTTGCGTGTTCCGTTGCCACAACCTTGACTACATTGAGCTTCTTAAGCGTAAACAT